CTCCCCATGCCAACAGCACCAAGTCCTAAGTTGAAAAGGTCAACGCCTGCGCTTAATGGGTTGTTCGCCAGCACGCCACGGTTAAGCAAATCCGTGAGGGCGCGTGGCTTTTTTAGGCTGGACAACTCCTCTTTGCCTTGATCCTTCGCCATCTTTGCAAGGAACTCAGCCATCAGGCCAGCCTTGGTTTGCTCACGGTCAGGTGGAGCGCCAGAACTTTCCTCTGGGGATGCAATGCCACCACCGTCAAACCTTTTGGCTGGCGCATCAAAAATGCTGGCCCGTCCACCATTTGCCATTTTCTTGACGCCGCCACCAATTGCTTTATGCATGGCAAAGCGTTTCTTAAAACGTGCCATGTCTGCTGGCGATTCCCGCCCAACGGCACCACCGCGCTTGAACTGTTCTTGCGCAAACTCTTGCTCATATTCTTGAGGGTAATACTTTGAAAAAATATCTTGGATTGTGTTTTCTTCTATACCCATACCTAAGAATTGGTCGCGCAAATTATTTACAACATCTGCTCCACCTAACGCCTCGTATGCGCGGCTGTAGTCTGGGACGCTGGACACCTGCTGTGGGGGCTGGTAGTCGTCCATGTTGTCGTATGCGTCAGTAACATCACTATCATTTTCTGCTTTGTATGTAGGAATAACATCACTATCATCTAATGCTTTGTCTGTAGGAATAACATCACTGTCATTCTCTGCCTTGTCTGTAGGTATAACATCACTGTCATTTTCTGCTTCGTCTGTAACAATTTCCGCAGGAATATTGTCTGATATTGTTGGCGGAGACTGGTCAAGTTCTGGTTGCGTGATGCGTTCAACCTGTTGAGGAATATTTGTAGCCGCTTCTCTTCCCTCTTGGCCTTGGCTCTCACGCTGTTGAAGCGTCGTAAGCGCACCCATCACATCGTCGTTGTACCTGCGCGTGCCAGTCTCATTGGTGTGCAGGCTGTCAGACAGCAGGCTCTTGTCCTGCAAGATGTCACCCATCGAGTCCACTAGCGCAACATTAGGATGGGCGGCGGCGATCTCCTCGAAGAGAGGGTCAATGCGTGGATCAAAGTTGTTGTTGATCACATCATCCATTGACGCGGCGTAAGGTGCGCCAGTCAGCACAACATTGACGCCTTGATCTTCCAGCACCGAAATGATCTGCTCGATGTTGTTCTTAACCTCTTCTCTGGGCACGCCTGTAATGAAGTCCACGCCACCAGTCTGCAAAAACACCGTGGCGCTAGGGTCAAACGACCCACCGCCGTTGATGAAATCCATCAATTGCTTGTAGGTGTCGGCAGTCGTTGCGCCTCCCACTGATGTGTTAAGTGTAGGTTGACCAGTCAATGTGGTCAGTTCATTGCCTAGCGTCTTGTTCAGGCTGTTCCAACTTGCGCCAGCCAGAATGTTGCCTTTCAACACATTGCCACCTTCAGCCATGCGCCTGACAGGCGTATCAAATATGCTGGCACGGCCACCACTTGCCATGCGCTTTGCTGGCGCGTCAAAGATGCTGACCTTGCCACCGCCTGCCATCTTCTTGACATGGCCTCCGATAGCCTTGTGCATAGCGAATCGCTTTTGGAATCTAGCCATGTCCTCTGGTGACTCTTCGCTTTTCACTGCGCCGCCAGCCTTCTTTCCTGCCTTCTGCATCTTGGTCAGCAACTCTTCGGTCAACTGCACCGTGGGATCGTTTTTGGTGTAGTCCATCAGCGTCACGCCACGGTTCTTACCTTGCGCGGCCAAGTCCAGCGCCTTCTGCGCTTCCCAGTCGGTGTACACATCCCTGATGGGCACGGGGATGTAGTTAACGCCAAGGTCTTCGCCAGTTAAAATCTTGCGGTAGTCGCTATGCAGGTCAGGGCGGTCAATGACATCGCCCTCAAGCCTGAACAGCCTATTACCCAAGTCCAGCGTGCCAGCGTTTGCCACATTGGGGTCGATGTTCTTCTCAAGCAACTCCTCCACGGGCACCGTGCGGCCCTTCTCGCCGCCCACACCACGGCCAGCAAAGATGTCAGCCATCAAACCGCGCTGGTCATAAGTCTTAACCTGTTGTCGAAAGTTACGCGAACCCAAGTCAATGCCGTTGGGGAAGATCAACTTGCCCTTGTTGTCCACCGCATTGCTGGCGCGGTCACTCAACTTCTGAATTTCCTCGTTCGACATATTCTTGCGCTGGTTGGCAAAGATGTCAGCGAACTCACCGAACATGGTGGAGTTGGACTTGTGTTGTTCGAGGCCACCTACTGATGGCGTCCAGATCACCTTGGCACCTGCGGGCACGCCAGCCTTGTTGCGGTTCAGGATACGCGTTGCCATCTTCTGGTCAGTCACGCCTGCCGCCGCTTTAGCATCGGCGTAGTTGGGGTCTACCAACTGAATGCCAGAGAACCCGGGGCCACCCTTCTTGCCCTTAGACAGATCAACCCTCATGCGGTCATAGAAGATCGGCTTCATGTACGCGCCCTCATGCTGGCCGTAAGCCTCCGACGCCTTGATGGGAGGGTTAGCCGCCTCCAGCGCCAGCCTCTTGGCCTCCAGCGCCTGATCAGCCGCACGGCTTGCATTGCGTATTGCACTCAATCCGCCTTTGATCACCTTGGTTGGGTCAGCCATGTTGCTCCTTAAACAGAATACGGGTTCACCCGCTTCGGTTGGGTGAACTCCAGATAATCGTCGTCATTATCAGGGGGTTCGGGATTGATGTCGAGCCAGTTCATATCCTTCAATAACCGAATCGCTTGCGTTGCGCTATCAACATAGTCGTCGTGAGCCGCATCAGGGAACGCGCATATCTGGGACAGGAACCCTTCGCACCAGTCCTTGACGTAGCCCTTGTGCTTGTCCGACTCAGGGAGCCAGACACGGCCAGTCGCAAAGATGGACGCGGTGATCTGGAGCCTCTGCATCTTGTCGGCCCTGCCGGGATTGTAGGCACGCACAGGCAGGTGGGCATAGCGCAGTTCTTGGATCAGGGATATACCTGCCGCCTTGTCCTCCACGAGGATCAGGTCTGGCCGCTTGGCATCGCGCCCTTCGCCATAGGACACACGCCACTCCTCAATGACCTTGGGCTTGAGTTTAGGGAAGGACAGGTGTTCAGCCCAGCAGTCGATCAGCAGGACGCTCATAGGCCCGTCTAGTGGCTTGAACACGCCCCATGTGGTCATGGCAGTGGGGTCGTTGTGTTCCTTCTCAGAGAAGGCGCAGTCATAGGACTGGACGATGTACTCGAACTTGGGGAAGGGCTTATGCGCAGGCCACAGTTTGAACATATCGCGGCTCACCACCTTGCCGTCTTCGAGGTCAACGATCTGGCCCATCACCTCCTGCTCGTACAGTTTGGAGCCACGGTAACTCTCCAACTGCCGCTGGAACGCCTTGTCTAGGTTCTTGGCGTTGTCGAAGGTGCTGGCGCGGGATACCACAACATCGTCACCCTCACGGCCAACCAGATCGAGGATCAAGTCCTTGGGGCGCGGTGTCGTGGTCACGATCACACGAGGCTGGCTGTGGGGCTTGTCGTCTGGCTTGATACGCAGGCCAAGCATCATGTTGTCCCACGCCTCGTTGGGGCCGAGGTAGTTGAATGCGGCCAACTCGTCGCACCACACGAAGGATGAGTTGATACCGCGCAGGCGGTCATACGAGTCTGCTGACACGCCCCTGATCTTGGAGCCGTTAGACAGCCTGATCAAGTGGTCTTGTTTGTTGTAGTCCACCACCAGCGCGTCAGGTATGCACGCCAGCAGGCCAGACGGCCCCTCAAAGCAGGTGAACTTTAGGTCACCGCTGGTAGGTGCCAGAACGATGCTCATCGTGTTGGGGTGAGTCCATGCCCACCACCACAAAGCCTCGGCGGCTGACCGCGTCTTTCCCGCACCCCTGCCCGCAAGCATCAAGAACACGCGGTAATCCAAATGCAGGTCTGGCGGTATCTGGTAAGCGTGCGCCTTGGCTATCCACTCAGCGTGTTTGATAAAAGCGATTCGGTTATGTTCGGGCAGAGTCTCGAACTCGGCCACCGTCTGGTCATCGAACAGGTCAGCCAGCACGCTTGGTCATCTCCATGTTGCGGATGATCTCCTCGAACTTGCTGGCCGTGGCGTCCTGCGTCGCAATGGGCGCGGCACCCTCCACGCCATGCAAGCCCAACTTGTCGCCGTACTTCTTTGGCTTGAGTTTCATGGCCGTCCACTTGCGGGCATCGATGCGGTTCTTCTGCCACTGAAGGAAAGCGCCGTCCAACTTATGCTCGATCAACTCACCTGTGCGCTTGTCGGTCACCGCGATGATCTCAGGTTGCTCGTCGGCGATGGCGATGATCTCATCAGCCAGCGTGTCAGCCTGCTCTTCCCGTGCGCGTGTGTACTG